AATCTAGTTTTGTAAAACCAGCTTGTAATGTACCTATAATAGCAGCAGCTTTACATCTATCATAAAAATCTTGTTCATCTTCTATTGATGAGCAATTGATGGTCGTTAGATTACATCCTTGCCATCCACTCTTACCACTCTCCTCATCCACTGGCCACATGCCAACTTCTACACAAGGATTAAATGTCATTTCTGTAGAATCGCTCCAAATAAATCCGGGTTCGCCAAATTCTTTGACGCTCTCCATTAGGTTAGAAAATTCTTCGAAAGTAGTTTCATTTTTTAATAAAAGTGCGGAGTTATTACTTCTTGCTCTTTGTGGATTTTCTATGTACCAGTTGCCTGTTTTGGCCTTGGCCATTTCTTCATCGTCTGCGCTAAATAATGCTAAACTAGCAGAACGCCTAACACCACCACTTAATACAGCATCGCTACTGTGCATCACAATATCATAAGCATCAATTGGTCTTAGTTTCTTTTGTCCACTAGAAATACAATGATCTAATAATGCTCTTATTTTTTCTAAGCCCTTGGCTAATGGCTCAAAACCAGGGGCTTTACCAACTCCAGAGCTTAGATCGGAACCCTGCGGCCTAATATTACTATAATCAAATAGTATATGACAATTTCTATATCGTTCAAATTCTTCTACAGGTTTACTAAAATAACTACTAAGAAGAACGCCAAGAGCATCAGCCCAGCCTTCGATACTATCTTCTATTCTATAGACCACACTCATAGCATCTTTATTAATTTTATGTTCAAGATTTGGTAACTTAGCAACATGGTGCTTTTGTACACTAAATCCTGTGCCACTACCACATAGTAGTAGCCAAAAACATTCTTGAAAAAATCTTAGTCTATCACAATAGGAACTTGTACAGTTATAGATTTTTGCGTTTCTCTTTAGGATGGGATCTCCACCAAACTGTAAACCTCTTTGACTTCCAAGAACTTTTTTCTTGTACATCATATCGTAGGCCCAGTTGATTTCTTCTGAAATATTCTTGTCCGCATACATTGTATGCATCATATTTTTCACTCTTTCAACAGCTTCTTTCCAAGTTTCTCTTCTATTCTTTTCTGGAATCCATCGTGCGTATTTACTAACAAACGTATAATTTTGAAGCTCTTGAAGTGCGGACATACTATCTCCTATCGATTAATGTTACAAGACCCAATATTACCAATCCTTTAAAAGAATTTTCTATCATTATTGTATTCGAGGTAATATTGAAATAAAAATATAAAAACAATACTATGTAAAAACTAATTTTATACATTATATTACACCACATAATTGTTTCAGCCATGATAGATTTGGCTCAACATATTGTATTTTAATTTTGCTCATATTAATAAAAGTATCAAATCTTTTTTGAGCATTTTCATCAAACAAGTGTGTGCCATGATCTTTCATCATTATAACGGTCGAGACACCTTCTTGCCAAAGAGCCATGATGCAATCATTACAACATTGGCCGGTCACATATGCTATGCCATTGTCTGGTCTAATAACACAATTAGATAAAGCATTACGTTCGGCGTGAATCATCCAAGGATATTTTTCTGGTCTAGTGTTGGGTAATAATTTATCATCCAATCCTCTTGGGAAACCGTTATATCCTAATCCTAGAATTCTATTGTTTTTATCCGTAATTACACAACCGTGTTGTGTTTGAATGTCATGGCTACGTTGAGAAACAACTTTAGCCAATCCTAAAAAATAATCTGTCCAGTCAGGTCTTTGCATGATGCTATATTATAGCATAACAAGTTGGTAAGTCAAGCTGTTTTTGTAAGTTTATTATATAAAACCAAACTCAACACACCACCAGCAATACCCATTACTATTCCTGACGGACTAACACTATCATAACTACCCAGCAAATATAATACTGCGCCGCCCATATAAGAACCAGCAACTCCTATGGCTACTGTTTGAAAAAATCCCATTCTTTCTTCACCAGGAACAATAGACTTGGCTATACTGCCAACGAATAAGCCATATACACACCACACTAATATATTAAACATTTGCTGCCTCCACTAAGGTTACGACTTCATCATCCTTGAGGTTTTCTCCTGTATCTAACATAGCATTTAATAATGGTAAACCATATTTAGAATATTGGTCTTTTGACATTTTTTGTCTAATAAGTTTTTTTAATCTCATTTTTGTAAACCAGCCTCTCTTCATAGAATAGGATCTGATTTCTGAACCATACAAATTATATTTATCTTGTGCTGTATAGTTCTGTGATAGTTTATTCTTATTGCATTCTTGCAATACTCTGATGAGTGTGAGTGTGATACTAATAATCATAAGTATAGCTATAACACTACCGAAAGTTTCTTCTTCTGGTATATTTGATAGTTTTCTAATTTTTTCAGCTACTGCTTTTAATTTTTCATTCATTTTTTATATACCTTAGTATCACATTCTGGTGTGAGTTTAGTTTCTGGTTCACAATAGCCACAATCTACCATTTTAATACCGTCACCACTCAGATATTTACCAGTACCTTTACATACAGGACAATTTTTACGAGGATATTTTTTATCTTGATTTACGTGTTTTGCTTTTATAATTCCGCCGACTAGCGCAACAGCAGCAGTGGTGGTGCCGTTATACCCATAGTTTGAAGAAATTAATACAGAACCTATTAGTATAGCACACAATAACTTATTCATCTTTCTTTTTTCTCCATCTTGGTTTCCACAATGGCTTATCTGGCTTAGGTACATCTATTTCTTCTACGCTTTTGGGCGCTATAATCTTTAATACACCTAATATAAAACTAGATATAATACTAATTAATCTATTAAGAGCCACCTTATCTAAAAATTTCATAAATAATCCTCAAAACCATAAGAAGGAAGTTTTTGAACAGGAAAACCGTCAAATTTACTAAAAGCATACGCCCCATTTTGACTAAGCATCCCTGCTGCAACATCAGCATGAATCAAAAACGATCCGTCTGGTATTTTACCCCATTCTGGATGACCACCATCATTCCATGGACCCCAACTATTTTGAACTAAAAATGCTGGTTCATTACCAGTATCATCACAAGCAATCCAGGGCATAGCATGAGCCCAGCTACCACTAACCCTTGCGAATCCTTTACTATCTCTTTTATTACTAAAACCATAACTAGAACAAACACTTAAACCATAACCATTAGCTAAAGCATCTCGTGCTTCTTCAACTGTTCTAATTAAACTAACTGTTTTAATTTGATGGTCGTTCGCTAGATCAATTACTTTATCTGGTAATCCTCTGGCTCCCCACCCGGCACCAAGATTACCATTATATTTGCTAAAATCAGCAACTCCCTTATAGTCTTTTCTAACAAGAACTCCACCAGACTGGCTTACAAAAGTGGCTGCTCTAGAGCAACTCATTCCCTGGCCGCCATGACCGCGGGCGCCATAAATAGCTTCTGTTGCTCCTCTTGCTATCCAAGCTTCTCTATCTCTATGTACATCTATTTCTACGGCTCGTGACACGTCTACAGCATTTCGTGTTGCATGACTAACACAATCTCCAGTAGTTTGTCTTTCATTATAAGGGTTCTTATCAAACTTTAACACACTTTTGTATGGTGTGCTGAGCTTACCCTTTCCGCTATTTTTAATTCTTTTAGCACCATCTGAAAAGTAGGCATATTTGGAACTCTCTAGTAGTTCATTAAAAACATGCTCCTCCCATAAACATCCTTGAAAACCTTTTCTATATTCGTTATATAGATCGCTTGGTGAATATCTTGCCATATTACTTACTTCCTTCTAAACAAGCCCACGATAAAGCCATAAAACCTTTTACGGCCTTGTTTCTTAATTCTTCGTCTAAAGGAACAATATCATCGCCAATTTCATTTATAACCACTGCTTGTGTAGCTTCTGATAAACCATCATATTTATCCTTTATATTCATTTGTAACATAACACCAGCTAAAGAATTAGCTTGTCTAATCTCTTCTGTGGTCTTAACAACTTCGTTTTCTCCATCTAACTTAATTAAAACAGCAAGATCGGAATATAGTTCTGATAATCTTTTGCCATCAGCTTTTCTATCACCAGAACCATTTTTAAGAACGTCGATTACCAATTGGCACTTTTCTCTTAGTTCTTTACTTTCTGGAGGAGTAACAACCACAATAGTATCAACAACACTTGGCTTGGGCTTAACCGGCCATTTGAAATCTGGCTTGGTTAATCCAACAAATATAAGGACTCCTGCTAAAATTAATAATAAACTTTTAGAATTAAGCATCTTTATTTTCCCCCGCGCATACATTAGGACTTAAATATGGAAACATACTATCAGCAACTTCAACAGCCTTATCACACCCACAAGACCTTGCTAAATCTCGTGTTTCTTTCCAACTTACTATTAGTTTAAAAAACAAATCTTCTTTTGTTGGTTTTGATGTTGCAGGAGATATCTCTGGTTTATTGAACAACGGTGTTGTGTTGTATGTAACAGAACTATTAACTACCGGATTTTTATTGAGTAAGTTTTTAATTTTGTCAACTAAAGAACCTAGTAATATTTGTACTGGACTTAATTTATCCTTGAATAAAACCCACAATACTAATCCTATTCCAGCATATAGGGCCAAATCAATTGGTTTTAGCGAACTAGAAAACTCTTCAAAACTTTGAGCATAGTCTAACATTGTTAACTATTTCCTTTCTTTAAGAAAACCCCGGTTTCTCTAAAAATGGTCACAGTAGCATCTATTGATGCGCCCACCATAATCATGAGAATTTGTTTCACGTACTTATGTATAATAGGTTCAATAAGATTTGGAACAAAGGGCAAGTCTACTACCACAAACACTTTATCATAAAAATTATTAATATACTCTATTGCAATGGCCTTTTTCTCTTTGCCCTCTAGATTACTTGCTATAGTTTCTATAACCCTAACAGTACTAGCTGTAACTAGCTGTAATACTTTCCATGCTTCACTTAGAGCTACTCTTTTTGCTATTTGTAGTTTTAGTTTTAGTTCTTGGTGAAGTTTTTCTACTTCGTTTAGTACTAGTTCTTTTGGACTCATCTTTAGTCTCCGTTTTTTTTATCAGTTCTAAATTTTCTTGTTCAACTATTTTTTTAACTTCGTTTCGTCCTTTAACATATTTATAAAAGATTAATAATTGACCAAATATTAATATGATGCTTTCTACAACATGGCCGCCAACCCCGATAAGTTCTTCTTTTTGAGAGTGATCACTTAATATACCAGTTAAATATAAACCACTAAAAATGAAGCTTACTAATGTTACCCAAAATTCACTAGTTTTATAACCAGCTCTTATTTTCATAAGTATATTCTCCTGTTGTTAATATACTATACACCTAACAGAAGTATGTTATCTTACTGGTCTTTGTGGCGGCACAAATAATGCTTCTAATCCAGCTTTAATATCTGATCCAAGAAGTTCTAACACTCTGGCTTCGACTTGAGCTTCAGTATAATCGCCAATAGCATCATAATCATTGTTTGTCCATAAAAGTAGAGAATAGGGGCAGGGGCGAATGCGAACTTCGCATCTCTTCCTTTTGTTATTGTCAATTAGGGTTATGTCCAATTCAGATAAAGTGATAGGCTTTTGAACACGTACCTCTCCGGTGGATCGAGTAATGGTTGGTGGTTGAATAGTAACTGGCTGTGAAAGATTCATAGTTATATAACTCCTAGAATGGAAGAACCGTTGATGCCGCGAGGGATGGGGAACGGGGTGCGATCTTCGTATAATTCAACGCCATTCACAACACCAGTGCTGTCGTTGTACGAACTGTCTCGGAACGTGGCATCGTCGTCTACGGAGCCGCCGTTGTACGAACTGCCATTGAACGTGGCATCGTCGTCTACGGAGCCGCCGTTGTACGAACTGCCATTGAACGTGGCATTACCGGACACGGTGCCGCCGTTGATCGAACTGTCGTTGAACGTGGCATTACCGGACACGGTGCCGCCGTTGATCGAACTGTCGTTGAACGTGGCATCGCCTGTGATGGCGCCGCCGTTGATCGAACTGTCGTTGAACGTGGCGTTGCCTGTGATGGCGCCGCCGTCGTTGGACGAATTGTCGTTGAACGTGGCATCGCCAGATACGGTGTCGTTGTTGACCGAACTGTCGTTGAACGTGGCGTTGCCTTCGACGGTGTTGTAGTTGTACGAAATGCCGTTGAACGTGGCATCGCCAGATACGATGTCGTTGTTGACCGAACTGTCGTTGAACGTCGCGTTGCCGGTGACGGTGCCACCGTTGATCGAACTGTCGTTGAACGTGGCATCGCCAGATACGGTGCCGGTGTCGTTGTTCGAACTGTCGTTGAACGTGGCGTTGCCGCCGGCGAAGCCGAAGTTGTACGCACTGTCGTTGAACGTCGCGTCGCCGTAGAAGTTGCCATCGTTGTTGAATGAACTGTGGTTGAAGGTAGCGTGGCCGTTGATAGTTCCGCCAAGGTCGTTGTACGAACTGCCGTTGAACGTGGCGTTGCCGTCGATGAAGCCGTAGTTGTACGCACTGTCGTTGAACGTCGCGTTCCCGGTGTTAGTGCCGCCGTTGTGGCCTGCGTTGTCGTTGAACGTCACGTTGCCATTGACGCCGCCGTTGCTGTAGAAACTGCCGTTGAACGTCGCGCTGCCAGAGACGGTGATTGCAATTTCGAGATATAGGAAGCCTGCAACACCATTACACGTCAGATTCACAACGGTTGGCGCACTGCCGCTGTTCGCATCGCACGTTGCACTCAGCACAACACTATCGCTGCTGGTCGGCAGGGCAGACGCCTGAGTGGTGAAATCACCGCTCGTCCACCAGTTGCCGAGCGTGGCCCAGTTGTTATCGACCGCGCCGTTGAAATACAGAGTTGCCATAACATTTTACCTTTCTGTTAATAGCCCGGTACAAAAGCTATAATGTCCCACTTGTTTCTGCTACTATCATAAGTAGCACCAAGAATATCCATACTACCACTAGTTGAACTAATAGGTAGCGGACTAGTAGCAGATGATGGGATCTTGAATTGATTTCCAAAATTAAGAACTAGATTATTAGCATTATGACTTATTCTCCAGCGGATACTTTGACCGTCTGTAGGATTTGTTGGATTAGATAGAGTACCACTAGCAGCTAACGTAAGATCAAAAATATCTCCAAGACTAGCATTTGTATTAATAGTTCCGCTGACACTCCCAAGTTGAACTACTGTAGGATATTTTGATTCTAAATGAGAACCGTCTGAAAATGTAATACTACCACTAGTTGGTAATGTTAATATGCCACTTCTATTAAATATCCATTCAACAGGATTGGTAGGCCAGCCTAGACCAATATAGATTTCATTATCATCACTAATCTGTATATATTGTTCACCGTCCGCGCTGGTTAGACCACCAAGTGATCCAGACGGAGACACAAACCAACTTGATCCGTCCTGAGTCTGCCCTGGATAGCCCTTAGATATTATACTATTTGTGGGTGTTCTTAAATTGCCACTTGTATCAAAAATCCAGTGATTGTTATTTGAGTCAGTGCCAACAATAACATCTCCACCGTTCTTTTCTATCTTAACATATTGATCATCATCACCTAAGTATATATCAACCGTTGATGGATCTCCTGCTACAAGATGAACGTGACTATGTTCTGAATTAGATATTCCATTGTTGGTTACAGTAACAAATTGACCAATAGGCATAGCATTTTCTTCAAAATCATAATATAGTGCTGGATCATTTTCTGTCTCTTCGTCGGTTGATCTTGTGCCATCAACACTTGTTAATGTTAGAGTAAACTCAGTAATACTACTATTAGATGGTATAGTCCAAGTAATTGTTTCGGTATCTGGAGCAGATGTGCTTACAAAAGTTAGTTTTCCAGTTAATGCTCGACCTAGTGATTGTGGTGTTACTCCACTACCAGTAATAGTATAGTTAACTGTTCCAAAATAAGCCCAATTTTGTAAAGTTACAGAAATGGTAATAGGACTACCATATACTATATAACCGCTAGAATCAAGACCCCAAGTAGCCATAGTTGGACGAATCACTAAACTTTGTCCAGATTGTGCTGTTGGTGGCATTAAAGATATTGTATTATTTGTTTCGCTTATTATGCTACCGCTGGGGAATGTCAAAGAACCATCGCTGCCAAGTACAACTTCTTGGTTATCTTTAATTAATCTGTCGCTGCTGATAGCATTAGAAATATCACTTAAGCTAATCTTTTTAGTAATGCCACCACCAGATGGATCATCCATAAATACAAAAATATCATCATTAGTTAAATTGCCACTACCTTCTGGTAATTGATTAAGTCTTGTAATAGCCATATTATACTCCTAATATTCCAGAAGATCCAATAGTATAATAGGTAGTATCATCAAATCTATCTTCATATTTATCTTCTATATCTGATATAGTTGGAATATTTGACACATAAGTATCTAATGTTGAATATTCTCCTGTGTTTAAACAGGTTACCACGGTTGTGCCATTTTTAAGAGGATTGGCTGAAATTGCTTTGGTTATATCATTAGCCATAATAAATACCTTTGGTTTGAGGAATATAGTATATATTTAATACACCACTAAAATCCTCCGGTCACTGTTATTGTCCAGCCCCTGCTTCTCATGGCCGTTATGGCCGCTTGTCCCACTGATGATGGAGGCGATCCTTGACTTTGAGTAAAAGTTCCGTTATTTGTATTGTTACTATTAATGCTAACAAGAATATTATCTATACTAGTTTGAGATAAATTAGTATTGCTAAAAGCATTAGTAAAATTAACAGCATTACACCCATTAAAAAAATTAGCTGGAAAATTGACCAAATTTAAGCACCCACCCCATGCTCCTTGAAAAGTTGTGGCAGATGAAAGTGATGGCAAAGATGGGAAGCTAGTTAATCCGATACAATTTTGCCAAGCAAACGAAAAGTTGGTAGCGTTCGGAGTATTAATTATGGGGAAACTAGTTAAACCACGACATCCGGCCCATGTGGAATTTAGCGATATAGCATTCGTCGTATTGATAACTGGAAAACTAGTTAATCCACTGCAACTTTGCCATGTTTGTTGAAAATTGGTTACGTTAGATGTATTCAACAAAGGAAAGGATGATAAAGAACTACAACTTCGCCATGTTGCTTCTAAGATTGTTGCGCTAGAGGTATTTATTTGTGGAAAAGTAAACAAGCTACTACAGTTATTCCATGACGCCAAAAAATTAGTAACTTGACTAGTATCGATTAACGGAAAACTAGAAAGCTGAGAACATCCGTTCCATGTATTAATAAGAGATATGGCATTACTTGTATTAATTAATGGGAAAGCTGTTATTTCGATCCAATTTCTCCAAAAGTTATTAAATTGTGTTGTGTTTTCATAGTTATTTCCAGCTCCTTTATTTCTAATATAATTTATCCAATAATTTATATCATCTGTTGTTGCTGTTGACGGAACAATAACTTGACTATATATTGAAGGTACAGGATTAGTAAAGTCTGGCATATAGAAACCATCGTGTCTACCTATTGTATATGCTCCTGATGGAATAGAAACACCATACGCTACTGTTCCATCATTCGTACCAAGTATCATGACACCATTAGTCGTGGGCAGCATTGTAAACAACCTGTCCGTATTGAAAAATCTTACTCTTCTAGGACTAATAGTAGTACTATATGCTGGGCGATCAGCCGCAATTGATTGAGTAGCATGATAATCATTACCACTTTTATCATTCCACTGAGATACTAATCCTGAAATAGTGGTTATGTTGCTATCTTCAGCGTCTAGCCATAAAATTGGAAATCCTGAAGATTGTTGAGGCTTAGAAATTAATAAGCTATTATTTTTTACAAAACTATTCATAATTGACTTGCTGCTATAAATCCTTGATCAATTTGTTCTGACGTTAATCCCAGATAC